AGCAGAGGTCGTAGGCGTTAAGGATGTCTTGGCTGGTCTAAGTTTTATTGATGAAGATATGCGTGAGCGTATTAGGCGTGCTATTGATCCGCTAATGCGTAACGTGGCATCCAAAGCAAAGAGTTTTGTACCTACCAATAGTGAGGTTTTATCTGGTTGGTCAAAACCAATAAATCCTGAAATCAACTATCGACCATTTCCTAAATATGATGCTGGCACAGTGAAAGCTGGTATTGGATACAACGCAGGAGAAAACAAAACATTCAAAAATGGATTTAAGGTTAGCAATTATGTTTACAACGTAAGCGCACCTGGCCGCATTTATGAAACTGCTGGCCGTAAGAATCCACAAGGCAGAGCGCCATTTCAGCAAATTGATCCTAGCCGACCTAATACAACCTTTGGCCCAGTACAGGGTTTTGAAGGTAAAAAACGTGCTAAAGAATATACATACAATCGATCTACTAGAGAGTATGCATCGAATAATCCATTTGCAGGTTATCAGTTTGTAACATCAATGCCAGCATTAACATCACAGCCTAAGATGAAGGGCGTACGTGGTGGGGGCCGTAAAACTAAAGGTCGCTTAATTTACAAGGCCTGGGCGCAAGACAGTGGCAAAGTTTATGATGCAATTCTGGGTGCCATCAATGCTACAGCTATACATTTTAATAAATCTACGGAAGTAAAGAAGGCAGCATAATGGCCAATGTAGTTGTATCGGCACTCGCCACCTGGAATGGTAAAGCGCTCAGAAAAGGTAAGCAAGATCTTAATGCATTTGACAAACAAGCCAAAGCATTAAATAAATCACTTACCAGGCTATTTGCTACAGGTGCCTTAGTTGCATTTAGCAAGAAGGCTATCAATGCATTTGCTAATGATGAAAAAGCTGCTAAATCTCTTGCGGTTCAATTAGAAAATACTGGCAACGCTTTTAGAATATCTGAGGTAGAAGATTACATAGCCAGCCTGCAATCTTTATATGGTGTATTAGATGACCAATTACGCCCAGCATTTCAAACATTATTAAACGCTACTGGATCAGTAACACTTAGTCAGAAGGCGCTAGAAACCGCATTAAATGTAAGTGCAGGTACAGGTAAAGACCTTGCTAGCGTAGTAGCTGCAATAGCCAAAGGCGCATCTGGTACAACTACTGCCCTTTCAAGATTAGGCACAGGATTAGATAAGGCCACAATAGCAAGTGGCGATATGAATAAAATTATGGCCGCACTTGATAAGAAGTTTGCAGGCCAAGCAGCAGCTAGATTAGATACTTATGCTGGCAAGATGGATTTATTAAAGGTTGCATCTGCTAATGCCACAGAGATTATAGGTAAAGGTTTAATCGATGCTTTAAGTGCATTAAGCCGAGATAATTCAATAGATCAAGCTGCTAACTCGATGAATAGTTTTGCTAATGCTATAGCCAATACAACTAAAGGTATGGGCGAGTTAATTGGTCAAGTAAAACAGATTATTGACAGCGATGTTGGTAAGTTCTTATTAGCCATTACCGCTTTATTAACTTTAGGCAAAAAACAACTTATTTTAGGTACAGCAGGTTTAATTGCTTACGATATAGGTAAAACACAAAAGCCATCATCTAACTTTACTTATGGTGCAGGCAACCCTAGAGCCGATATTATTTTGTCAAAGAATCTTACTAAAGCACGTAAAGATGAATATGCAATTATTCAAGCAAGCAATAAATCACGTACCGAAATTGATAAATTAAAAGACAAGTTTGATGTAGAGCGCATAGGTTTAATGGTTGCCCTTAACGCTGCTACCGATGAAGAGACTAAATTACGCATCAAGGCTCAATTAGCCATATTAGATAATAATGAAGCACTAGCCAAAAAATACAATGCAGAATTAGAAGGCGCAACAGCTGCTAAGGCTTTGGCCGATGCAAGTTATCAAGCTGCTGGGGCATTAAACAATTTTGGCCCAGCCTTATTCAATGCTTTAGGCGAAATGACTGCACGTGCTAGAAATCAAATAGCACCAATGGAAGATGGATCTAGAACTTACAATGTGCCGCAAGGTGCAACAAATCAAGCAGCACAAGCACCTGCTGCCAGCACACCTTCCGTAGGCGTAACAGTAAACGCTGGCACCATAGTTACAGATCAACAATTAGAAGCTGTAATCCAGCAAAATGTATTGCAGTTATTAAAATCAGGTAACAAACTATTGCCAGCAGGATCCTTATAGTGGCCGTACCAACAGTTAATGCAATAATTAATTTTAGCACTGGCCCAGCATTTGCCCAGGCCATGATCCTAGATACTGGCGTATTAGGCACAAACATATTAGCCGATTCAGCAGCTGTAATTGTGGATGTATCTAATCGCATTAACTATATTCAAACCCAGCGAGGTCGTAATCCTTTAGTAGATCAATTTCAAACTGGAACATTATCTTTAAGAATTGTCGATCAAAACGGAGATTTTAACCCCAGCAACCCAGCCAGCCCTTATTATACTTATTTAACGCCTATGAAAAAGGTACAAATTACTGCTAGTTTTAATGGTGTTACTTATAGTTTGTTTTCAGGTTTTATTACATCCTATGAAAACACTCAACCTAAAGATGCCACAGAGGTTGCATATACAACTATTAAGGCGGTGGATGCATTTAGACTTGCACAAAACGCTCAAATATCTACAGTAACTGGTGCTGCTGCTGGCGATTTATCTGGCACCCGCATTAACCAAATATTGGATCAGATTAGTTGGCCTGCAACCATGCGTGATATTGATGCTGGATTGACTACTTTACAAGCTGATCCTGGCACTCAACGCACATCTCTAGATGCTATGACTACAGTCAGCGATAGCGAATATGGTGCTTTATATGTCAATACCGATGGCGAGTTTGTATTCCAAGACAGATCAGTTACTGCTGGCTCAATCGGTGGCACAGTAACCACTTTTAACGACAATGGCACAGGCATCCCATACGCTAATGCAATATGGCGTTTAGATGATACTTTGGTATTTAACTCAGCCACAATTACTAGGACGGGTGGCACAGCCCAAACAGCCATCAACCAGGCATCAATAGATAAATACTTTATTCACAGCTATAACTTATCTGGGTTATTGATGCAGACCGATGCAGTAGCCCTGGATTATGCCCAGGCATATGTTGCCAGTCGAGCCGAAACAAGTGTGCGATGCGATGGCATAGAGTTGGATTTATACAGCCCTAATTATGATACTGGCATAGTTGCAGCCTTAGACCTAGATTTCTTTGATCCAATCCGAGTGGTTACTACCCAACCAGGCGGATCTACCCTGGATAAAACATTACAAATCTTTGGTGTAGCCACCAATATCACACCCAACAGCTTTAGGGTCTTTTTTACGACTTTAGAACCCGTAATCGATTCCCTGATTTTAGACAACAATATCTATGGCACTTTAGACTATAATGTGCTTAGTTACTAAGGAGTAAAATGGCCAAACAAACCTTCACGACTGGGCAGGTATTAACAGCTGCTCAAATGACAAGCCTGCAACAAACAGCGATGGGTGGTGGGTCTCCTTCAACTAAAACAGCATCATACGTATTAGTTGCAGCAGATGCTGGCACTGTAATTCAAATGAATGCAGCAGGATCTACAACTATTACAGTAAATACTGCATTATTTAGTGCTGGTGATTCTGTACAAATACAAAATATTGGTGCAGGTGTATGCACAATTACAGCTGGTACTGCAACAGTAAATACTGCTGGATCTTTAGCATTATCACAATGGGAAGGCGGATTTTTATATTTTACATCCGCAAGTAGTGCAATATTCTTTGACGTAGTTCAATCTAGCGGTATGACAAATCCAATGACTACTGCTGGAGATACGATTTATGGTGGTGCATCAGGCACACCAACTAGATTGGCGATTGGTAGTACTGGACAAGTTCTTACTGTATCAGGCGGAAATCCAGTATGGGCGACTGCTTCTAGTGGCGGTATGACCTCTCTTGCTTCAGGTTCATTATCAGGTGCATCTTTAGATTTAACGTCTATTAGTGGTAGTTATCAGCAGTTGAAACTTTTTCTTAGAAATTCTCAATTTTCATCTGCTGGAACTGAAATAAGAGTTAGATTAAATAATTTAAGCACAGGAATATATAACGCAATAAACAATTTTAATAGCAATGGTACTGCTGGTGCCGCAGGAAATGTTGTTGCAACAAGTTTTTACGCAACCTATAACACAATAGCAGCATCAACTACCAGCGTGATGATGATTGATGTATTTGATTATGTAAATACTACTGCACATAAACAAGTTCAAATTCAATTTAATTTTACCAACAATTCATCCCAAATAGAAAATACATCAATACGAGGGGCTTGCCGAACCACAAATGCTATTGACAGAATTACTGTTTTTCCAGATGCAGGAACTTTCAATGCTGGAACTTACGAGTTGTTTGGAGTTAAATAATGATAATACTTGAACACAATGTTGAAACGGGCGAAGTGATTAAGCGTGAAGCAACCGCTGAGGAATTAGCACAAAAAGCTATTGATAAAGCTGAGGCCTTAGCGCTTGAATCTGAAATTATGGCCAAGGCACAAGCCAAAGAAGCAGCACAGGCTAAACTTGCAGCACTTGGCTTAACTGTTGAGGATTTACAAGCTCTCGGTTTGTAATGCAACCAAAATTATGCGCAGCTGGCGTGCAGTTAAGAGATCAAGTTGATACGTGGTTTCCAGATAGGCGTACTGCCAGTGATGGGTGGGTGGGCGATAGTCGTCATGCCACCAGAAAATCGGATCATAATCCAGACGAGTTTGGGTGGGTCAGAGCAGTTGATATTGATTCTAGGTTGGAGTCATCCGACAGCCTCGCACCTTATCTGGCTGACCAAATCCGAATCGCAGCCAAATCAGATCCACGCATATCATACGTCATCTATAACGGGCGAATATGCTCAAAGATATTAAATTGGCGTTGGCGTAAATACAAAGGCATCAATCCGCACAAAAAACATTTGCATTGTAGTTTTACAAAGGCTGGCGATCTCGATGGTTCTCCGTTCAACATACCACTAATAGGGGGCAAGATATGAAGATAAGCAAGAAACAGAAGGCTGTACTAAAATCATATGCACGTGGCGTATTGGTTTCATTCTTAACATTCTTAGCAAGTAATGAGCTTGGTTTAGATCCTGCTGTAGCTGTAATTGTGTCAGCACTTGCAGGTCCAGCAGTTAGGGCTTTAGATAAATCCGACAGTGCTTATGGCCTCGGTGCTAATGATAAATGAGCCCGCAAGAATGGGCATCCTTTGGCGCTGGCGTTATAGCCGTGCTATCAGGCGTGCTAATAGGATTACGTTTTTTAGTTAGGGGCTGGCTTAATGAGTTGCGCCCTAATGGTGGATCAAGTATGAAGGATCAAATAACAAGACTTGAACAGCGTGTCGATGATCTATTTATTCTAATAAGTAAGCGATAATTTAAATATGGCTACCGTTCGCAAGCGCAAGAAGATAAGCAGACGCAGAGTGCGTAAGTCGCCTGACCCGTTAAGCAAACTAGAAGTTTTCTACATTGCAAAACACGAGATGTTTAAAGCAGCACGTAAGGCTGGTTTCTCAGAGTCTGTTGCACTGTATCTTATGGATAGTCCCGAATCAATGCCTGACTGGATCGTAGGCGACAAAGGAATTATTCCAGTTATTCCTACTCCAGATGAGGATGAAGATTAAGCGTTGGCTAGTAATCTCAGACCTGCAGGTTCCATATCAATTGGATTCTGCCGTAAAGAATATCATCAAACTAGCCAGGCGGGAGAAGTTTGATTCTGTACTGGTGGTTGGCGACGAGATTGACTTTCAATCGATTAGCAAATGGAGTGAAGGCACACCTCTGGCTTATAGCGAGGATCTACACGCTGACCGTGAACTCTGCAAGCAGATACTCTGGGATATCGGTGAGTACAGTCCAGAAATGCATATTATCAGGAGCAATCATACTGATCGCCTATACAACACTTTATTAAAAGTACCAGGCCTAATTAATCTGCCTGAGCTACAGTACCCAGCCTTCATGGGGTTCGCTGATATGGGCATGACCTACCACCGCAAAGCCTATGAGTTCCACCCAGACTGGATTCTTTGCCACGGGGATGAGGGAAGTATGAGCCAGCACGCAGGTATTACGGCCTTGAATTTGGCTAAAAAGTTTGGCAAGTCTGTATTAGCGGGGCATTCGCACAGGCTCGGCATGAGTGCCTACTCAGAGGGCGTAAACGGCCATTACAGGGCCTTATATGGGGTCGAGGTAGGTAATCTTATGGATAGAAAGAAAGCGGGCTATATTCGCTATAACAGCGCTAATTGGCAGAATGGGTTTGCTATACTCGAATCCGAGGGAAAGACGCTAACACCCACGTTAGTGCCTATTGATCCGAAGGATGGCTCATTTACCGCACTCGGCAGGTATTACAGGTAAAACGTTACCAAACCGTTATACAAATATGCACCAAAACAATCCACAAAGTCGTACACAGGTGCAATACTAAGCCCATACCACGAAGCACAGTAGTGGTATAGACGGGCTACAAATGAAAATACAGATTGATATAAAGGCGGCTGACTTCGAGCAGCTATGGATTACTTCAATGGAATGGAACGGCCAGGATTGGGAAAAGCAGGTAGATAGATTTGAACCTGCGCCACTGCTAACTTGGAAGTATGCGTACTGGTTTGATAATTACGCTGCTTTAAAAATGGCACAAGCCTTTC